CAGCCCGGCGGCGCCGGCGACGCCGGGCAGCAGGATCGGCGCCAGCACCGGCGCGAGGAAGATCGCCGCCGCCGCGACCGCGATGCCGAGCACGCCCCTGAGGACACCACCGACATCACCGCCTTCGGCGACGGCCTTGATCAGCACCACGGTGCCCGGCTTCGGTCGCACCCTGCCCCACCACTCGGCCGGCACGTGCTGGCCATCGACATAGGTTTCCAAGCGGCTGCGCAGCCGGGTTGAGGCCCGGCCCCGCGCCTGCTCGACCAGGTCGGCCAGGGTCAGGCCGGCCGGCGCCGTGACCCGGTCGGCGTCGAGCTTCAGAGGGTGCAGCGCCAGGATCAGGGTTAGCCCTTCGCCGGGTGGCAGCAGTTCCAGCCTGTCGGTGATGGGCGCCAGGGCGTTCATATCAGTTCCCGGTGACGGTAGAGGCCGAGCAGCACCGGCGCATAGCGCTCGAGCCGCTCGATCACGCTGGTGCGGTGCGGCTGCACGTGCAGCAGCCGGTTCGGCTTGACGATCAGCCCGATGTGGAGGCCGCCCGCTATGCGCAACGCCACCCCATCGAAGGCCTGCTGCCGGTCGACTGGCACTTCCGCCCAGTCGCCCAGCTCACCGTGATAAAGCTGCTCGACCTCGCGCCGATCGGCGGCCGTCGCATAGCCATCGGCATAGGATGGCAGGGTAATGCCCGTGCCGGCGAAGAACGCGGCACGGAACAGCCCATAACAGTCATAGCCGGTCCGATCCCGGCCGCGATCCGCCCAGGGCAAGCCGACAAAACTCGAAAAATCCATCGGCTCAGAACATCCCCGGAAAGCCGGATGGCGTGAACGATCCGGCGGGATAGGGTTCGGTTGCGAGTGCGTTGACGGCGAGGTCGATCGAGACCTGCCCGGCATCGTAGCTCGCGTTGACCAGGTCGAAGTCCGGCCAGGCCACCTCGACCGTGTCAGGGTCGGAGGCGAGGACCAGCTCGACCGTCACCGTCGCCGGTGTCGAGACCGAGCGCAGCAGCGGGATCATGTCGCGGCTGACATTGTCGATCGTCAGCTTGATCGCCGGCGGCGTGCCGTCGCTGTCGTCGGGCAGCACCAGGCCGAGCGGCAGGAAGCTGTACGTGTCGCCGCGGCTGCTAGTGCCATAGACCAGCGGGTCGACCGACAGCCGCTCGGTCGGGTCACTCGAAAAGCGCAATGGCGTCTCGAGCAGCTCGTGCGTGACCGTGACGAGGAAGATCAGGATTTCGCCCGTCGCCTCGGCATTGGCGGCCGTCCGCAGCGTCAACGACACCGTCCGGCTCATGGCAGGATTTCCAGGGACAGGGTGACGTTGTAGCGATCGCCGCCGACATTGACCCAGCTCGGCAGGCTGTCGGCGAACCGTACCAGCCAGGTGCCACCACCCCGCGCCGCCGGCACAGTGAAGGGCAGCGTGCCCCTGGCGAGGTCGGACGCCACGAACGACGACAGGATATCGATCTGGGCCGAGGTCATCCGCATGGTGGCTGAGAACGGCCGGCCGAGCGCCGACGTGCGCGGCCGCAGCTTGCCGGGACCGGTGTCGGTCTGGCTCTTGAGCCGGCCGTCCGGAATGCCTTCCTGATTGCCGTCGACGCGGTAGTGCTGCGGCAGCGTGCCGGGCCAGCTGGCGGTCATCCTAGCGCCTCGTCAGCTGGCGCTTGAGGCCGAACTGCGTCCGCAGCGCCCGATCGGTGGCCGAGCCCGGCTTCACCTGCTGCGACAGCAACAGGTCGATGTTGATCGCGCCGTCCGCCCCGCGCGACACCTTGACGTTCGAGGCATCGATCGGCTGGCCGGTATTGTTGTGCACGTTGACGGTCACCTTCGGCGCGCCGCCACCGCCAGCGCCGAACACGCCCAGCCGGCCATTGCTGTCGCGGCCGATCGGGAAAATGCCCTCAGTCCCCGCCTCGCCGAATTGGCCGAGATTGGGCACCCCGCCCTTCGAAAACCGGAACATCGTCGGCGTGTCGATCAGCTGGTCGCTATAGCTGGCCAGGTCAGGCGAGCCATAGACACCGCCGAGAGCATTCTTCCCGATGCCGAGGCCCGACAGGATACTCCCGAGAATACCACCAGTGCCGCCGGGGGTTTGTGCGGCGCCACCGAAGATGTTGCCTAGAGGGCCCTCGCCGAGCAGGGCTGCCTGCAACACGGCCTGCTCAAGTGCTTTGGCGACGTCTCCAAGCGCGTCAGTCAGCGACTTCGACCCGTCGATCAGCCCTTCTATGCCCTGCTCGGCCGTCTGGGCGAAAAACGAGGCCGCCTGGTTCGCCTCATCGATCGCTTTCTTTTGGTCGTAGTACGCATCTGCCGCGGCGATGATCCCTGCCGCGCGCTTGTCCGACCGGTCGATGCCGGCCTGTTCGAGTGCCTTGTTCTCTTCCAGTTCCTTGTCGGTGGCCGTGAGGTTGGCAGTCTGGTTACGCAGCGCAGCGGTGACCTTGTCGATCTTGTCGGACTGGTCGAATTGGGCGGCATGGCCGCTCAAGTAGTCGCGAAGTTCCTGGGCGCGGTCGCCTATCGCCGTGTCATCGACGGCGGGCGGGGTCTTGCCGCTCCCCATCAGTTGATTGATGCGGTCCTGGTACTGGGCGGCCTGCTGGTAAAGCTGCTCTAGGTACCGCTTCTTGCCGGCGAGCTGCGACTGATTGAAGCCTTTGAGCGGCGACCAATCAGGCATGGCGTCGGTGGAGGTCTGCTGGCTCTTGATATCGGCATTGAGGTCGTGGATCTGGTTTTCCAGCATCACAAGCTGGTTTTGCAGCGGTGCAAGATGCACGCGGTCCCCGACCGCCTGGAACTGGTCGACAAGTGCGCCGACATTGACCGCCAACGCTGCCACCAAGTTCGCGGTGGAAACGAGCCCCGGCGCCAGGTCGAGGAGGGCAGCCTTGAACTGCACCTCGATGATCTTGGAGGCGATGTCGAATTTGTCTCCGAGGTCATCGGCTCTGCTGATGAGATCATCCGGCACAATGATGCCGATGTCGCGCGCCTGAGCCTGCATTGCGGCGATCTTCACGCGACCACCGTCAAAAGCATCGCCAAGCTTGAGCATGTCGGCGCCGAAGGTGGCGGCGATGATGCTGGCCTTCTTCGACGCATCGGCCTCCTGGTCGATGGCGTCGGCCACGAGACGAATTCTCTCCTCCTGCGAGGTGGCCGTCTGCAGCTGAGCGAGCAACTCCGGGTCGACTGCCCGCAACTGCGCGAGCATCTTGCCGGTTCCAGCCTGAGCCTGCCCTACGTTCTTGTTGAACGTTTCGAGCGCTCCCGAAACCTGATCGATCCCGATGCCGCTGAGTTGGGCCTGATAGGCAATGCCTTGAAAAAACTCGGCATCAATGCCTGCCGCCTTTGCCTCATCGTTGACTTTGGAGAAGCCCTCGAGGGCCGATTTCACTCCCTCCACGGCGCCCTCGAGGCTGAGAAACGCAGCAACCGGGCCAAGAACGCCGAGGGTAAGGGACCGGAAGAACTCCGTGCCCTTTTCCTTGCTCTGGTCGATTGTCCCAGCCAGGGCCGTCATGCCTGCGGACGCGGGCTTGCTGGAGGCCTCCAGCCGCTTGAGCGCGGCCTCACCCTCCTGGCCGAATTGAGCGAGAGCGCGTTTGGCGATATCGGCATCTTTTACCGCCAGCCGGATGCCAACTTCCTTAGTCTTTTCCGCCATCTTCTTCACCAGTGGTTCGGGGGCGTAGCGCGGCGACCAGGCCCCGCTCGCACGCAGCCAGGAGGTCTTCCGCAATTTCTTGGGGCGTTCCGGCGTCCGTCAGACGCTGGACCAGCCGCGACCAGTCAGCGCCAACGACGGTGCCCATTCCGCCGTAGAGGAGGCGCACCGGGCCGACCTTGAAGAGGCCCCACGCAGCCTGCCCGTCTGCGCTCAGCGGGGCGTTGTCGTTGTACGGGCAGTCTCTCGGGTGTGTCGTTGCGCAGGCCGCCTGAGCGGCCTTGCACCCGTCGCAATACTTAGGGCCATCGCCGAAGTGCCACTCAGCGATGGCCCTTAGCCGTTTCCCTCGGAATTGACCTGCTCGACCTGGTCGAAGTATCGCGCGCGGAAGTTCCGTGACACTTCCGCGTTTTCGAACAGATGGACGATCAGCGTCGGGTCGAATTCCAGCGGCGCGCCATCTTCATCGAGGACGTTCCGCCAGTCGTTTACCACCAGCTCAGCCGTGCTGATCAGTAGAAGCGAGTTGTAAAGACCCTGCGCATTGTTGGGGTCAGACAGGTCCGGCAAACCCTCAATCGATCCGCCAAGCCGGGTGACCGCAGTCCCCACCTGCTTGAGATCGACAAGCAATTGGCCGGCCGCGGCGATCGCTGAATAGACGATCACCGACGTCAGCGGCATGCACCAAAGAGCGGCGCCGTTGCCGACTTCAATCCACTGAGGCGACCTATCCCGTCTGAGGCGTAGCGCCATTTCTATGGTCCTTTGCGAATGGACAAGCGCCAGCTGGCGTCCCACATTCCCACGCGTGGAATGGAGGTCGACGTATGGCGCGGTGGTGGTTGCGGAAGCCGTCCTGGCGAAAGTCGCTGGCGGCGCGGACATCGCCGAAGCGTGCGCTTCGACGGGCGTTAGGGCTGAATGCGCCGCGCGGGTGGAGCTGGCTGACCAATCCAAAGCGCGCGGCCTACAATCGGGTCTATGGCCGCACCAGCGTCAGCTGGCGCAAGCTGTTCCGGCTGTTCTAGTAGCTCGCGACGTCATTGCGCAGCGTCGCCTGCAGCATATAGGTCGCGGTGGCATCGTAGGCGGCGCGCCAGTTGATGGTCGTCTGGATACCTGCGACCCCCGAAATCTGCGTCTTCGGCCGCTCGAAGAACACCCGCGGCAGCGCGAACTTGAGCTGCCAGTTTGCGGCCGAACGCAGCGTGAAGCTGAG